ACCTTCTTGTGGCAGATGTTGCTCGTGGTGACGGTGCAGATTTTAGTTGCTTCCATATACTAAGAGTGGACACTATGACAGTCGTAGCCGAGTATCAAGGGAAACCTGATCTTGATATGTACGCTGATATATTATTCTCAGCAGGTAGAGAATATGGCAACTGTTTGTTGGTAGTTGAAAATAATGGAATTGGTATAGCTGTTCTCGAGAAGCTGAAAGAACTACAGTATCCAAAAATTTACTATTCCATCAAGTCCACTCATGAATATGTAGAGTCTTATCTAGCCGAAAATGACGACAGAGCCGTACTTGGTTTCACAACATCGACAAAGACAAGACCGCTAATTGTAGCCAAATTGGAGGAGTACGTTAGAAACAAACTAATTAATATACACTCCAATCGTGTTTTTCACGAACTAAAAACTTTTATTTGGCACAACGGCAAGCCTCAAGCAATGCGCTCTTACAATGATGATTTGGTTATGTCCCTCGCAATAGCATGCTGGGTGAGAGACACGGCCCTCTCAGAAAACGAAAGAGACATGGCTTACAAAAAGGCGATGCTAGATGGTTTGATGAAGTCTACAACGACTATGAATACTCAAATCAAAGGCCAAAAGATTTACAAAGAAACGTTCGCTGAAAAACACGAAGAGGAGATAAAAAAAGCAAAAGAATTTTTGTGGATATACAAAGGATAGAAAATGGCCCGTAACGAAAGAAACCCGAATAATAATAAGAATGATTTGTTCAAATCTTTAACAAGAATATTCTCAGGTCCGATGACCCAACGGAGAACACAATCTGGGAGGCAACTTAGACGACGGCACTTAGACATCTACGCAAAGCGTTTCAAGTCGGCTTCAGGACAACAGTTCAAAAAGACTGAATATAACCCGATGAACATCATGACGCTCAACATGATTTCAAACAGAAATCGATCAGAGCGATATGTTGATTTTGATCAAATGGAGTTCACGCCTGAGATTGCATCTTCTTTAGACATTTATGCAGACGAGATGACCACGCACTCAGCCTTGAATCCAATGTTGCACATCAAGTGTCCGAATGATGAAATTAAATACATTCTTCATGCATTGTACTATAATGTAATGAATATCGAACACAACCTCTTTGGTTGGGCAAGAACCATGTGTAAGTACGGAGACATGTTTTTATATCTTGACCTTGACGAAGAAAAAGGTTTACAAAACTGCATTGGATTACCTCCTCAAGAAGTCGAGAGACTTGAAGGTGAAGACCCAACAAATCCGAATTATGTACAGTTCCAATGGAACTCAGCAGGTTTAACTCTAGAGAATTGGCAGATGGCTCACTTTCGTGTCCTAGGAAACGATAAACATGCTCCTTATGGAACATCCGCTTTAGAGCCCTCCAGACGCATCTGGAGACAACTTACGCTCTTAGAGGACGCAATGATGGCCTATCGCATTACACGATCACCAGAGCGTCGTGTATTCAAGGTTGACGTAGGAGGCATCGCCCCTCAAGATGTCGAACAGTACATGCAGAAAGTTATGACACAGATGAAGCGACACCAAGTTGTAGATCCAACCACAGGACGCGTAGATTTACGCTACAACCCTCTTTCAATTGAAGAGGACTACTTTATCCCCATTAGAGGCGGACAGTCCTCTACGAACATCGAGAACCTTCCTGGAGGGCAATTCACAGCACAGATCGAAGACGTTAAGTATCTTAGAGACAAATTGTTCTCAGCACTTAAAGTCCCACAATCTTATCTATCAATGGGCGAAGGGGGTACTGAAGATAAAACAACATTAGCACAGAAGGACATCCGGTTCGCAAGAACTATTCAAAGACTTCAACGAGTTCTCATCTCTGAACTGGAAAAGATTGGTATCATTCATTTGTACACTCTTGGATATCGTGGAGACGATCTTCTTAATTTCAAACTGTCTCTCAACAATCCATCTAAAATTGCTGAGATGCAAGAGCTTGAACACTGGAAGACCAAGTTTGATATCGCTGGAGCTGCAACAGAGGGATACTTCTCTCGTCGCTGGGTTTCAGAAAATCTACTTGGATTATCGCAAGACGAATACTTGAGAATGCAAAGAGAAATGTTTACAGACAAGAAGTTTATGGCAGAACTTGAAGCCGCTGCACAACCACCGGAAGAAGGCGGTGGAGATATGGACCTCGGTGGAGGAGGTGATGACTTAGGGGGAGATATGGACCTCGGTGGTGACGATCTAGGTGGTGACTTAGGAGGAGATGACTTAGGGGGAGATATTGACACACCTGCAGATAGTGGAGGAGATGAGCCTGATTTGCTTGCGGAACCACCTGCTAAACGTGATGATGATGCAACCCCAAAAAAGAGAGGGCCATACAAAAGGCACAAAATTTCTTATCGCAAAGGTGGCTTCTCAAAGCAAATGAAAAACCAAGCATTTAGTGGTGAAGTTCGTGGATCTACAGCGAGAACAACCTTTCCGGGTAAAGTAGGCTTTGGAGGAATGGACTCTTTATCTAGAGGTATCTACGAGGCCAACCAAATAGAAGAAGACAACCTATTTAATACAAGTATGGATCTCAAAAATCTAATTGAAACATTAAACAAAAAGGAAAGTCCAAATGAAACTTAATAAAGAAACATTAAAACAAATTATCAAAGAAGAGCTCGAAGCGGTCATGGATGAGTCAATGACCATCCCACCTGCTGAAGGCAACATCACCCCTGAGCAACAAGGGAAGATCACAGCCCTGCTAGCAACTAATAAACCAGAGTATATCGAACAAGCTCGTATGCTCATGAGTGCACTTGGTGTCGACCCTTCCTATGAAGACTACATTCTTGACATGAACACACAAAGAATGATGGGACTTGCTCATGGCCATGAAGATGTCGCTGATTCATTTCCTGATACATCAGAAATGACAGATCAGCAAATGCAAGATTTTTACACTGCTACTAGTAATCAAGAAGGTGAAACCTTTTCAAGCATTGATAATGAATACTCTAATACGCCAAAGCAGAAAGCAGCAGCAAAGAGAAATTATTTTGCTGCATCGAACACTAGAAGAGCCGACAGAAGAAAATGAAACTTACAAAAGAAACACTTAAGCGAATCATTAAAGAAGAACTTCAGGCAACTCTCCATGAGAGCATGCCTAGCGGTGGAACAGATTACTATAATAAATTGATAACTTTGATGAGCACTAAAGAAGGGGTTTATCAAGCAGAACAATTATATGAATTTGCTAGAGATCAACTTGATGATGAAGAAAAAACTTTTTTAGACAATTGTTTTAGACTTATAGAAATAGCTAGAGAAGCGAGAAATCTAGATTTAGAGTCCGACGAGATTAGCAAACAAAAGGAAGAGTACTTAAAAGCGAATCCAATCCAGCCTTGGCAAATCATCAAGCGCCAGAATGATGTTTTTTTACAAGAGGTGGAAAATAAAAAAGCTAAGATTTGGGAAGAAATAAAAAAATTACGTGACTTATTTGGCGAACAAGAGTCAATCGTCCGCAATAGTCTAGCAAAAATGAATAAAGACACCACACAAATGATGCGTGCCTCTCGTAGTTCCAGAGAAGTAGCAGCTGATGAAGCACGTGGGTTGTTTGGAATGATTTCGATTTAATTAAACTTTTACTTAATGGAGATATAACATGAAACATAATAAGAAAAGAAATACCGCTTTTCTTTACGAATGTCTAATTCGTGAATTAACAAAAGCAATTGTTCAAGAGAACAAAGTCAAGCAAACAAAAGTCAAGGGTCTTTTAAGAGAATTCTTCTCAAAAGGAAAGCCTCTTAAGCAGGAACTCGACCTTTACTCTTCTATTTTGGAATCGAAAGGAATGGGTAAAGATTATTCCAAAAGATTTTTGATTGAAACTAAAAAAGATTTCAACGATCTAAACAGGAAAGAAATATTTAATGAGCAAACATCTCTAATTTCAAAAATCAACAAGGTGCTTAGTGGCCAAGTATTTTCAAACTTTGTACCTAACTACAAAGACTTAGCCACAGTTGGTCTATTTTTGCAAGATAGTTCGCTAAAAGCTAAGAAAAGAATTATGCTTGAAGATAAGATGTTGGGTATGGTAGGCAGGGAAGAAAAACCCCTTGTCGAAATGCAACACATTGACAAGCTAGAGTTTCACATGTTTGTCAAAAGATTTAATGACACATACGAACATACATTACTAAAAGAACAAAAAGACCTACTCAGCAACTTTATCACATCTTTCGCAGACAATGGCCTAGGGCTAAAGTGCTATCTTAATGAAGAAATTGGAAGATTAAAAAATGCATTTGATTCCAAGATAGAGAAAGATGCAACATCACCATTAAATGAGAATTTCAAAAGAGTTAGGCAAAAGCTAGATAATTATGCAAAAGTGCCACTAAGCGAAGCGTCTGTAGAAGAAATCTTTTACATTCAAGACTTGTTAGCGGAGGTTCAAAGAGATGTCGATTAATGTTAAAATTTCTACTGAACAAGAGCAAGTAGCACCACCACCAAAAGAGAAAACCGTCAAGATAGAGATCGTAGAGAAAGACAAATTAGATTTTAAGCTAATGTCTCGATCAGCTGTAAATGGCGATATTATGATTTTAGATCATAAAGACATTGATATTGTAATAAGTCAAAAGCAAGGAAAAATTATAACATTTGCAAAAGAGACTTTGTCGGATTTTACTTACGGTGCAGAAGCTAGACTTCTAGAGTTCATGAGAAGAAAAGGAATTTTAGAATATAATTCTATCAAAGGTGGGAACATCTATGGATCTCTAGAGGGTCAACTAATGACTTCTACCGAAACTGATGTAAACAAAGTTGCTTTGTTGGTCATATCCGAATGGATGACAACAGAGGATTCTTATATAAAAGGCACAACAGCTTATGATGATGTACAAGATGATCATCTAGTTTCACCAGATGGAGAATATTCTACTGAGTTTGGCGAAGTACCTCACGAAGAAGAGAAGGGATCTATCAGGCAGCAAAATCTATTTGCTCCATACATGTATGGAAGATACACTTATGAGTAGTCAAAAACTTATAATGGAAAGTTGGAGAAAGTTCTTAGGAATGGATGACGAGAAAGAAGCTAGTAACTTTAATCCAGCAGAAACATGTATGATCGCACTAGATCAAAAAGGAAGAAGAAAAAAAATAATTTTGTACAACCCAAGAGGTATTAGAAAGCTTTCGCGCAAAGAAATGAAAAGCGGAGCTCACTATACAGAAGCAGAAATGATTGGAAGCATAGACTTAGTAATCTCCACTATAATGTCAAAGGAGCCATGTATAGCAGATACGTACCAAATCTCGGCAATTTATGTCGCTGATGCTTATAGGGGAAATGGATTACAAAAGCAACTAATGGATATGGCTTTTTACGTGGCCTCTAAGGAAGGCGCCGGGCT